ACACCAAGGGTCGAACGCCATTACTCACGACTCTCGAAGAGAAGATCGAGGAAGGGAGACAGGCTCGATCAGAGAGGCAGAGAGAGGCTCAATTCGAGACCATGGCCGGACAAGGCCCTTACGGGTCCTACTGATGACCACCTCCCGCATGGTCAAGGGTCAGCCCCGGATCTACATCTGGACCGGGCCGGACGGGCTCGACCGGATGGACCTCGGGAAGGACTGCGTAGGACTCACTGTCCAGAAGGGCTTCGGTGGCGGCTCCTTCTCCATCGAGCTGCTCCCCCGCACATCGGACCAAGTGCAGACTCCCGCCGACATCCGCAAGATGGCGAAGGTCTACCGCTCGGTCAGGCCCAACGCTCCGGTGAGCATCGGCATGGAGCAGGACGGCGGGATCATGTTCGGCCTGGTGGATCGCATCGAGCGAACGCGCAGCTTCGGCGGCCAAGCCATGTATGGCCTGCGGATATCCGGCAGCGACATGAGCAAGACCCTGCAGGACAACGTGATCAAAGCCACTACCGCGGTGCAGGAGTGGCCCGACTTCTGGACCAAGATCGCCGCGGCGCTCGGAGACGAGCATCCTCTGATCTATGACTTGTCCGGGACTTGGGGTCCTACGAGGGACGAAGACGATGCCCCAACCTTCGTCGGCGTGACCGTCCAGACCGCCGCCGAGTGGTTCGTGAAGCACGCGCCGTCGATGGTCATCCCGATCCTGCAGGAGGCGATGGGTGGGAACGGGAAGTTGGCCGACTACATCACGATCACCAGCAACGGTTCCATCGGACAGGTGGTCGGCGCCGAGCCCAACAAGGTGACGACGTGGGGGGACTCGAGGATCTGGTCCGACGGCCTCCACGAGTACGAAGGCAGCATTCAGAGCTTCCTGCTCGGCCAGGTGCTCGACGCCGACTTCTACGAGTGCTGGGTGGACACGATACCAAACGGTCGTCCGGTGCCCAACTTCGTGCTGATGATCCGGCCCAAGCCCTTCGACGAACCGGAGCTGAACTTCTGGCAGACCACCGACGAGACTGGTCTGTTGTGGAACGACCTGCGGACCATGGTGGAGCAGAAGCCCTACCATGAGATCCCGCTGGACGACGTGCTGCAGGAGAACTTGGGGATCTCCGACGCCGACGCCTTTTCGCTCTACAAGGTGGTCGGGCGTCACTCGCTCTGCGGGAACGAACAGATGGACGCGATGGGCCTGTCCTATCCCCTGGTCTGTACCTGGAACGCCAAGAAACATGGGATCAAGGCGTACAACAGCCGCATCACGCTGGTGGGCGCCGATGTGACGAAGCAGGAGAACAGCGACGCCAAGTACACCACCGAGGTGGACGAGGACATCAAGAACTTCCGGGGGCGACTGTTCAACTGGTATCGGCTCAACTCCCGATTCGAGACGGGCACTCTGCAGGTGCTCGGTCGGGATATTTACCGGATCGGCGACAAGGTGTTCCTGAAGTGGGCCATCCCGCCCATCGGTGAGGTGCCCGGCCTGAACTACTACCTCGTGGGCTGCTCCTGGTCCTGGCGCTACGGCGGGGACTACATCTGCAGCCTGCAGCTCACGAGAGGTCACAACAGCGACATGGTGGCAGCCATCATCGAGGAGATCGAAGACGACGCGCCCGATAACGTCACGGTCTTCGACCACAAGGAGGGCATGTTCATCTACGGGATCAGCAACTTCCTGCACTACGCGGCGACCTGATGCGAGACCCAACCATCCCCAGACATCGTGCTCGAGGCACCCGCGGGGTCACGACGGGTCGGTTGGTCTACTACAACGAGACGACCATCGCGCTGCGCGACAAGCACGGCAACTCGTGGTCGCTCTCGTCGGTGAGCTTCGCGGTGGGTCACTGGGGATCGGTCCACGAGGGAGTGGAGAAGCTGCCGAGGCCCTGGCGGTACGACGAAAAGGGACAAGCCACCGTGCGTGGCGACCTGCTGCTGGTTGACTTCGTGGACGGCGATCCGTCGTTGCCCATCGTGCTCGGGGTGGTCCGCTCCACGACGCCGACCGACTTCCTGGCCTACAACCACCGGGGGACGGGGGGCAAGAGCAACCGGCTGCGGCTGCGCCTCGCACCGCTGGACGCCGATGGGAACGAGACCGGCGAGATCCGGGTGAAGATGGCCGACGACGACAGCGGGACGGTGGAGGTCGAGGCCAGCGATGGTCTCTTGCTGGAGGTCGGGACGGACCTGGACAACCCGTCGACCACGATCCGTCTGGTTGGCAACGAGGCCACCATCGAGTCCGCATCCATCAAGCTCGGCGCTGCCGCAGCGGAGGCGATCATCAAGGGCAACACCTTTCAGGCACTCTACAACGCGCACACACACATGACAGGGGTGGGGCCAAGCGCGCCCCCGATCCCCTTGCTGACAGGCACCGAGCTCTCCACCAAGAGCAAGACGGAGTAGGCATGGCGTTGGACAAGGCCACCCTGATCATCGACCTGACGGCTATCTTCACCGACACATCGGGAACAAAGACGGCTACGCAGGCAGCCCAGGAGATCGCCGATGCCATCGACAAGTACGTCAAGACCGGCTCTGTCGCCTTTGGTGCGGGTACGATCACGGGAGCTGACGTCCCCAGTGGTGACACGCACAACGGATTGACCGCCACCAACGGCACCATCTCGTAGAGGACACCATGCCCATCGGAGAGAACCTCGGCGGCAACCTGAACATCCTGATCTTCGAGGTTGGGATGGTCACCACCAGGGAGGTCTTGGGTGTCGAGACCACCCTGGTCAACACCGTTTCGATCCACCCGCTGCTCGTCGCCCCGAGGTCCATCCGCTACAACGACCCCACCAGGTCCAGCGTTCAGCAGACTGGAACCTCGAGCCAGGTAACGGTGGCAGGTCGTGGCCTGCGTGAGGTCGTGCTGGAGGGCTGCTTCGGGGTGGAGGAGCGGGGGATGCTCGGCTACCTCGGCACGGGCGAGATGCGCTTCCAGCGGTTCTACCGCGAGGTCGTGCGGATGGGCGAGGCCATGAGCCAGGCCCAAGTGGACGAGAACATCGACATCCTCAACGGCACGCCGGGCATCCGCGCGCTGGTGGCGCCATACAGCAAGGACGGCTCGATCTTCTACGTCAACTTCTACGACTTCTGGAACGACCGCTCCTTCCAGTGTGTGATCTCGTCTTTCTCGAGCTGGCGCGAGGCCGGCAAGGGCGGCGCTACGGGTTTGGTCTGGTATCAGATGGTGCTCAAGGAGGCTGGCGGCCTGGTCCAAGGTGGCCTCGGCGAGTCCATCATCTCCGCGCTCATGCAAGGGCTGACGACCTGGGCTGCGTTGAACGACGTGCTGACCGCCTACACCGTGACCAACCTGATCGATTCGTTCGGCTCAGCGCTCGCCATCCCGGCGCAGCAGCTCGCAGACACGCTCGAGGGCATCGGCGCGCAGATCGATTCGGTGACCGGGCTCATGGGCGGGCAGTACGGGTCCAACCTCACGAGCTTGTCCCAGAACGACGGTGCGGCGTCTCTGCTCGAGACGGTGGCGCGTGTGACGCAGCAGGCGCAGGACTTGTCGGATCGGGTCTCCACGCTCGTTGGGGGCGGTATGGTGGAGGAAACCGGGGCAGCCGACTGGACCACCGACGACGGTGGGAGTCTGGAGTTCCGAGCGCACGACGAGCGCCTGAAGCTCGAGGCCCTGGCCGAGGCCGCCGAGTACCAGCAGATGGCCGGCGTGTTCTTCGGGATGAGCCGCGAGGACTACATCGACTTCGTTACCAGCGGTGGAGCTCTCGGGCAACTCGCCCCAGACCTGTCCGGCTCCATCGACCATGTGGTGTCGGCGACGGACACGCCCGACGCCATCGAGGACAGGTACAACGTGAACTGGTCGGCCATCCTCGATGTCAACGGGCTGCTGCCGGACGAAGCTCTGCTCGAGGGCGTTGTGCTGCACATCCCGCGCCCCAGGCCCCGAGGGCCGACGGGGATCGATGGTCTACCCACCTTCGGTTCGCACGTTGGAGAATCGGCGCTCGGTGTCGATGTCGGCCTGGAGCTGCTGGCAGGCGAGGACGGCGATCTCGGCCTGGTCTCCGGTGAGGACTGCATGGTCCAGGGCGCGACCTACCTCGTCGAGTGGGCGGGGGATTCCCTGCTGCACGACATGAATCAGATCCCCGAGGCCGTGCGCGACGACTACCTGCTGCAGCACCTCCGCGAGCTGTTCCTCGGCGACCGCCGGGTGCTGGCGGTCTCGGACATGGAAGTCGAGATCGATGCCACCGGCGCCGGTTACAACGCCAGCGTGACCCTGCAGACCGTCAACGGCGATGCCATCCGCCTGGGAGGCGTGTGATGCCCGACGTGGTGCTCAAGACCCGCCGCCAACTCGTCACCGAGTTCATCCGCCGGTTCGTCACCTATACCGACCGCGTGACCTGGTTCGGGGCTACCAGCGTGATCCGTGCCTTCGCGACCGCCTTCGCTGGCTGGGTCGAGGGCTGCTATCAGCTCTTCACCGGCCTGGTGCGCCGGTTCTCGGTCAAGGGCTCGAGCGGAGACAACCTCTCCGACGTGTGCTCCGAGCGCGGCGTGGAGCGCGACGATGCCAACCGCGCGAAGCTGTTCGTGGTGGTCTCGCCTCTGACGGCGAACGCCACGGCGATCAGTCTGGGAACTGGTCCGGTAGGCGCTGGCGATGAGATCGAGGTGGACGACTCGAGCATCTTCCAGGTTGCCGACTCCATCCGCATCCGCAACGGCGACGGCACTGTCACCGAGACCTGCGCCATCGCGGGCATCACTATCGGTACTGGTCCCACGGGTGGCGATGAGCTCGAGATCGTCGGCGCTCTGGTGGGAACCTACAACCCGGCTGGTGAGGACGTGGACGTGCTCCTCCGCGTCACCATCCCGGCCGGCGAGCAGGTCGATACCTCGGTGGGTGTGTCTTTTCACACACTCGCGGCCGTGACGACAGGCGACAGCAACCCGATCATGGATGGTGAGGGGACCACGCTTGCGCTTGCCGACAAGGTGTGGTGCGAGGCGGTGACCCCCGGCGCATCAGGGAACGTGGACGTGCAGACGGTCACCGACTTCGCCTCCACCTATCGGATATCGGGAGTGTTCAACCCTGAGCGCGGGACAGGTGGCGACGACGACGAACCCGACTACCAGCTCAAGTACAGGACGGTCCACGCTCCCACCATCGCCAACCAGGAGACCCTGATCTGGATCGAGGCGATGCTGAAGGCGTCCAGCCTCGATGTGCTCAGGGCCATGAAAACCACCGGCACCACGGTCGGGACGCTCTTCGTGCGCCTGCTTCGCCGAAACGGCGGGACCTTCAACAACACCGAGCTGCAGGCAATCGAGAACCTCGTCGAAGCGCGGGTCAGATCGTACATGGCCTGCAGCGCGTCCAACGTCACCCTGACAGCGGTGGAGGTCGAGGCGAGGATCACGCTCGAGCCAGGCTACACGCTCGAGGAGGTCTGGCGGGCCGCTG